GTTCATTAAATATTACAACATTTTCAATGAACCGACTGATATAGTTCTAAATGTAATACTCGATGATCGTTATCAAACATATGATCTTAGTGATACTATTAAGGATAATTATAACATCTATTATGCGTCTGATGCGGTTAAGCAATTGGTTCCAAGATTATCTGATCCTGAGACCGCGGAGATTATCCTTGACAAATTCCGTTTGTCAATTAAGCTTCTTGTTATTTTATATGCTCATGAAGTACTAGGTATGGAAAAGGTTTGTATGATGGACGATGACACGTTCCTTATTCAACCTATTGATAGTTACTTCGAAAATGATTATGTTTTCTATAATGAAAGAGTACTTGGTCGCATGTCTGTTGCTGTCGAGAATCTTATGACAGGAATCTACAGTGATCTTGTGGATGTTCATAAAATGAATACTAAGCCCCACTTTACTTTAAACTCAGGTCAGGTAATACATACAAAAAATCCAAATCTATTCAAGTTTATTGATAGAGCGTTCTGTTCAGACTTACTTAATGTCGTATGTGGAGCTATCGAGAAGTATAAATCAAAGAAGAACTACCTGGGTAATATTCATCATCGACCAATTGGTGGAAAGTATTGGATCATGGAACAAAACGTCTATGCTGTTTACTTCAGGTGGTTAACCGAGAATGGTTATGCTGTAAAAGAGTTTCCAAGAAATGAGTTTAAGCTATACGAAGGCCTTCTTAAACCAAATTATACAATGGACAGAATTAGAAAACTTCCAAAATTTTTACATTACCTTCCTACAGATAAGTCACCGTTATATGATACGGTCGCAAAGCAGCTTGACAGAATCATAAATAAAGAAATACATGTTCCTAGATAAAAATAAACTACCAAATGATGCTAAGATTGGCTTCACCTGTTCAACCTTCGATTTATTACACGCCGGTCATATTGTGATGTTGCAAGAAGCAAAATCATTATGCGACTATCTTGTATGTGGTCTATTAATTGATCCAACTGTTGACCGCCCTGATTCTAAAAACAAACCGATCCAATCTCCATTTGAAAGGTACGTACAATTATCGTCATGCCGATATGTCGATGAAGTTATACCTTTCACGACTGAGCAAGAAATAGTTGACATCATATTAACTATAAATCCTGACATCAGAATTGTTGGCGAAGAATATCGAGACACGGATCACACAGGAAAGGGCTTATGCCCTGTACATTATAATAAAAGAAAACATTCATTCTCTTCGTCAGATCTTAGAGACCGAGTAATAAAATCAAATATATAATTATATAAAACACACGCCTATTACATCATGATGATCATGATAGGCAAAGCATAATAAAAATTTAAGTAAAAAAATATTAAAATAAAATGAAAAGTGAAATAACATATGGCAGTATCGTGCCTTTAATCGGAGGAGAAAGTTTAGGAATTCAAAATGTTCTTGATGGTAAACATCCTGAATGGGTAATGTCATATCGAGCTTTTGAAGCTAATGATGCCCATTATATGAATCATATTAGAAACCAAGGGTATGAAGGAGATTATGTATTTCTTGATGAAACTCATGGTTATAAAGCAAAACAAGTAGATGTAGTAAATACGGTTTGCCCTTGCGCAGGTTTATCATCCTTATCACCAACATCAAATGCTAAGAGTGCTACAAACGATTGGATGTATCATACGGCCGAGCATGTTCTTGAAAATATTAAACCAAAAGTATTTTGGGGAGAGAACGCGCCAAGACTAGCGATGTCAACAGGAGCTCCGGTTGTCGATAAATTAAAAGAAATTGCTAAGAAATTTAATTATACATTTAGCATTTACAAAACAAAAAGTCTGGTGCAAGGTTTTTCTCAAGTTCGTGATAGGACGTTCTATTTCTTTTGGAAAGACGATTCTGTTCCACTCTTTGATTATATCCATCGACCAAATCAAAAAATTGAAGATTTATTAAACGCCGTTGTAAATGATCCGGAAGATCCTATGAGCGAAGTTCTTAATAAAGATATTCCTTCAGAGTTTTGTTTATATAATTATATTCTCAATGAAATTCATGGCGGTATTTCTCATGCTGAGTTTGTAGATAAGCATTTAGAAAAATCATCAAATGCGTTTCATTATATTGAAAATAACGATTCATATGATAAACTAATCCCATGGCTACAAGAAAAGGGAGAAGATCGTTGGGCTGCTACAATTGGTCGAATGAATGAAAAAATTAAAAATGGCAAAGGAGTAATGAGAAGAACTGTTACATGGCCCAAGGATTATATTGGTGCTTTTGTTGGCCACCTCCCACAATGGCTTACTCATCCAACTGAAGATCGTTATTTAACGGTTCGCGAGTGTATGGAAATTATGTATTTGCCTAAAGACTTTCAATTACTTAATACTAAACAATGGAATCATATTTGTCAAAATGTTCCTGTTAAGACAGCCGAAGATATGATGGGCCAAATTGTAAAATATTTACAAGGTGATCTTGATAAAGTAAATACCACATATATCTTACAAGATAATAAAAGGCAGAGGTGGGAAGCTGAACAAGAATGTGAAACCGCTTCATTAGAAGACTTCACATAATAATAATATTTAATGATTTACATTCATTAAAAAATAGATTATAATATTAACAGCAACAAAATAAAACTATATGTCATTACTAGATAAACTAAAAAAGAACTGCCGAGTAAAAGAAGCCGACGTCCTAGCCGATAGCCAATTTTACGCGGAGAAGGATATGATTCCAACACCAGTGCCGATGATTAACGTCGCGCTTAGTGGAAAAATGGATGGGGGTTTAACAAGCGGGTTAACCGTATTGGCTGGGCCTTCTAAACACTTTAAAACTTCATTTGCTCTACTAATGGCAAGTGCTTATTTAAAACAACATAAGGACGCGGTTCTAATGTTTTATGATTCAGAGTTTGGTTCTCCGCAAGCATACTTTGAAAGCTTTGGTATTGATATTAACCGAGTACTTCATATTCCTATTAAGAATGTCGAAGAACTGAAGTTCGATATGATTAACCAATTTGAAGATCTAGATCGCAAAGATAAAGTTATTGTTATTATTGATTCGATTGGTAACCTTGCATCTAAGAAGGAGATGGACGACGCTATTAACGAAAAGAGTGTCGCTGATATGAGCCGAGCAAAATCCATTAAGGGTTTATTCCGAATGGCTACTCCTTACTTAACAATGAAAGACATTCCTCTGATTGCAGTTAACCATACATATCAAGAGATGGGGCTGTTTCCAAGAGCGGTTGTATCAGGAGGAACTGGAATTTATTATTCAGCAGATACCATTTGGATTATTGGTCGTTCACAAGATAAAAAAGGAACAGAGATTCAAGGTTATCACTTTAACGTTGTAGTTGAGAAAAGCAGATTTGTTAAAGAGAAAAGCCGTATTCCAATTACAGTGAGTTGGGAAGGTGGAATTCAAAAATGGAGTGGCCTGCTTGATGTTGCGATTGACGGAGGTTATGCTACAAAACCAAAGAACGGATGGTACATGGCAAATAACCCAGAGACGGGTGAAGAACTGCATCCTGTTAACCGTCGTGCCGCCGACACTCTTAATAAAGAGTTTTGGGAACCTATCTTTGAGAAAACTGACTTTGCCGATTTTATTAAAAACAAATTTACGATTGGTTTACATGATATGTCAGGTGATGAAGCTGAAGTGGTTGTAGATGCCGCTCTTGAAACTGAAACTATTGAAGAAGATGCTTGAAGAAGGATCAGACTATGAAATTGTTTCCCATGGTAAAATTAAAGACCATGCTTCAATTAAAATTCTTAAAGGAGAATATGAAGGCGTCCAATATAGTTATGGGAAAATCTCATTTGAATTAGAGGACGTTGATGGTATGGAACTGCCAGTATTAAAGTTCATTTATGAAATTGATAAACATCCTGAAACAATAGAAAAAGAAACCTTAGAAAAAGACCAATATTTTACATCTTATATTGGAACTATATTAGATAAAATATTAATAGAACAAGGTCAAACAGATAAGCATGAATAAATCTTTCGAGGAAATTATATTAACAAATTTAATTAATAATGAGAAGTTTTGTAGAAAATCATTACCTCATATTAAATCAGAATATTTTGATAACCAAGAAAAAGCAGTTTATGATTTAATCGTTAACTTTATTTCTAAGTATAACAAACTGCCAACAAGTAACGTTCTTTTAATTGAACTTCAGAATTCTGAATATAGTAATCGTAGCGATGTAAATGAAATATATCAAACAATTACTAATTTAGAACAAGCTGATAATAGCGATGAAGATTGGTTGTTAGAAAGTACTGAAACATGGTGTAAAGATCGAGCAGTTCATAATGCAGTAATGGAAAGTATTTCTATTATTGATGGAAAGAGCCCAGATAAAAACGAAGGTATTATTCCAGAGATTTTAAGTAAAGCTCTTTCCGTAACATTTGATACGGCGGTTGGCCATGATTATATTGGCGATGCTGAATCTCGATTTGATTTTTATAATAGAGACGAAGAGAAGTTACCATTTGATTTAACAATGTTTAATGAAATCACCGGCGGTGGTTTACCTAATAAAACATTAAACATTATCCTTGCAGGAACTGGTGTTGGTAAGAGTTTGGCTATGTGCCACCTTGCTGCAGATGGAATTTCTCAAGGAAAGAATGTTCTTTATATAACAATGGAAATGGCTGAAGAGCGTATCGCTGAACGTATTGATGCTAATTTGTTTGATGTAAGGATTGATCAACTTGATACGCTTTCCCGTGAAAACTTTAATTCTAAAATAAAGAAAGTTTCTGATAAAGTTAAAGGTCAGTTGATTATTAAGGAATACCCAACTGCTGGAGCTCATGTTGGTCACTTCAGAGCTTTGATAACAGAGCTTAAAATGAAGAAACAATTTGTACCAGATGTTATCTTTATTGATTATCTAAACATTTGTGCTAGTAGCAGAATTAAAGGTTTAAGCGGAGGCGTTAACACCTATTCTTTAATTAAAAGTATTGCTGAAGAAGTTAGAGGATTGGCCGTTGAGTGTAATGTTCCAATTTGGAGTGCTACTCAGGTTACTCGTTCTGGATTTAATAATTCCGATGTTGACTTAACTGATACATCAGAAAGTTTCGGCTTACCTGCCACAGCTGACTTAATGATTGCTTTAATTAGTAATGAACAGTTAGAAGGAATGAATCAAATAATGGTAAAGCAATTGAAGAATCGTTATAATGATCCAAGTAATAATAAACGGTTTGTCGTTGGAGTAGATAAATCTAAGATGCGTTTATATGATGTTGCTGACCCAACTCAAGATATATTAGATGATTCTAAAATAGCAGGAGCACAAGTGGGTAATAGTGATGCCATGCATAACATTGGTAAGAACGTAGACTTCTCTGGTTTTAAAGTTTGAAACTTTATAAATAACTAAAATTACTATTACACTAAATGGATATTAACAAACTAAGATTTAAGGATTTCGTATTAACTGAAGGTATTTCATCAGGCTCTATTGAGAAAGCTACCTTTTTAATGATTAAGTATTTAAAAAAGAAGACGGGTTTAAACCTTTTCGCAATGCCAGAGCTAGAGCAATATAAAGGATCTGCTGGTAAAGGATTTGGTTTACGTTTGTTCGCTAATAAGAATGGTATATCCGTTCGATTAAACTTCTCTTCAACAAGAGCTCAAACGAATGCATTAACCGGATTTGATGTTTGGTTAGGAGACGGTAAACCATCAACACGAGTTGAGTTTGCTAATATGACAAGCGTTGTTAAAATCCTTCCTATTGTTGCTGAAATCATTAATAACAAAGGTTCAAACAGTAAAGTAGTTTATACTATTCCAGATGGAGTTCCTTTAAATGAAGGATACGCATATGGAACAGATTCCATTCTTTTAAAAGAAGCAGCGGGAGCTGGTGATGTTCCAGCAATGTTTGATGATATTGTTGATATGATTGTATCTCCTAACTTTTCAAAAGGGAAGATCTATAGGAAATATAAAAGTGCTGGAGTTAAAGTATTCGAAGCTCTTGAAGAAGTATATCCAAAGAACATTACCAAGCAAGGCGTTAAATATGTATTTGACGGTAAGCCTGCAGTAGTACAAAAGATCAAGAAAGATAAATCTAAAATTCTTGAAATGATTGGCGCTAACGAAGGTAAAGTAACTAAAGGGAGTGCTAAAGAAACATATGCTGATAATTCAAATGCAGATGAGCTTTTAAATGATAGAGAACGATTAAGTTTTGAAGCTCAGTTAGAAGATCTTGAGAATCTATTGAAACTAACCGTTAATGGCGCAGCGAACGCAATCTTTATTGCTGGGCGTGGCGGAGTTGGTAAAACGTTTACTACAGAAAAGATTCTTGGTGAAATGGGTTATAGAGATGGAGCTGGTTACTTTAAGAACACTGGTTCTGCT